GCTCACCTGCCATTAGAAATGGAAAGGCGACTTGAATCATCTCGCCATTCATCCATTGAAACCAGCCACGGTTGATCTCGTGGATACTAGCCTTGAAAATCATTGCTTTCGTGCCACAGACTACCTCCGTGGAATTACCGGGCGGAGGTAGCTCACGCATCACGTATGTCATGTTCATCCGATTCATACGTGTAATACTGTAGTCTGTCTTATTGGATTCGGACAGATCATATTCATCATAGTTACTCATAGTTTCTCCTTTGTTGGCTTGGGATGTGTGGGAGACGCGGCCTCACGCACGAGGACGCAGTCAGGATGAGCACAGAGATGCGCGTCAGGCACAGGGAACGCACGCCCACTCGAATGCCCACCCATCCAGTTCGCCTCGTGCAGCACATGGGCACCAAATCGCGCCAGTGCCAGCAGCCGCTCCTCTCGTGACGCGCTCATAGTTAGCCTCCCTCATACATTTCATTATCTTTGACTTCCTTGTCTTTCCAGAGCTGTTCCTCCACCTTCAGGAACTCACCATACTTTTCCTCAAGTTTATTGTCCTCGTAAACACGCACGTCCTGACCGAACTGCTTCATCCAGTCAAGAAACAGATCGATACGATCTGCCGCATCATGATCTGATGTCGTGTCAAAGACTGGACCGAATGCCCAACCACTGGTTGAGCAATACATCACAGCATCATCACCGTCTGTCAAAGTATGAACACCCATTAGTCACCATCCTTTTCTTTGTCCCACTCATCGTCAAGTAGAGTCTGAATTTCCTCTACCTGCTCTACAGTAACTTCCCGCGTCATACCCTGTAGTTCATAGGCTACCAGCCCATTAACATACACAGGCCACACTCCCCTCACGTCGATATATGCTCGGCTCATTGTTCACGCTCCAGTTTTACGTTCTTTAGATAGTATCTCAGTGCTTTCTCCACTAGAGCGGACATACTTAGTTTCTTTTCGTTAGAGTATACGATTGGACCCACGAACCACTTAAGGCTCGTGAGTCCTACTTACACTCTAACTACTTGAGTTTCCAAGTAGTCTTACCAGACGGTGCGATTACTCGCACGTTACCCTCTATTAGACGTTCTCTGGGTGTCTGTGGAACTGGTTTCGCCATTAGTTACCTCCCATCAGGTATGATAGTATTAGGAGAATCAGTCTCCCTAATACTAACATACCAGCTATATCAGCGATGAACATTACTACTGCTAGTTCATCTTCATCGATGAATCTCACTTCTTGAACTTCTGTCTATGCGCCCGAACGATTGAATCAGCCAATTCCTTCATGATTGACTCTTCATTCCACTGAGGCGCATCAGTATTATTCATCAGACTGTGGAACTGAATCCTCTTTCTTTCCACGATAGCATCCAAAGCCTGATCAATAGCAGTCAATCCATTCATGTGTGCATAAATGGCATTGACTGATGTAGCTTCTGAGCCGATACGGATAAATCTACCCTCTGCCTGCTCTTCTTTCCCCGGATTCCACTGACGTTCATGCAGAATACAGTCTGAGCACGTCTGGAGGTTAAGACCCTCTCCAGCCGATTGAGTAGATGCAACCATAATCGAACGCTTCGACTCATTGAACTTGTTCTGAGTAGCGAACTTATCTGCTGGATTCATCTCTGCTGCAAACTTCAATACAGGAAACTCACTCCCATACTTTTTGCTGATTTCGTCAAAGATGATATGCGCCACATCCTTGTGATGTACGAATACGACCAGCTTACGGTCTGTCTCTTCAACGAACTCATCGACGTATTCCAGAGTAGCTGGAATCTTAGTGAGTCCGACGAGCCTGCGCATCTTCTGCATGGCTGCAATAATAGCCATACCAGAAAGATTATCATTCTGCTCTTCAAACCACTTAACGAATTCCTCTACCGCGTCATCATAGACTTTCTCTTGTGTCGTATCCATGATAACATTCAGCTTAGTTCTATTTACCAACGGTAGTTCTGGTAACACTTCAGTCCTTTCTCGCCTAATCAGTAGATCCTTTGTATATTCCTTGAATCCAGCGATGTTGCGAATACCACCCTCTTTCAGTGTATTGCCATGCCAATACTTGTCAACCCACTGTCTGACGAATCCCTCATTACTGTGGAACTTGATAGGATCCATCATGTTCAGAACTGGATACAATTCACTGCCACGATTGTTCCACGGTGTCCCACTCAATGGAATGACTTTACGGTCCTTAACGACCTTACGTGTCATCTGCGTGCGTGTGCTGTCAACATTCTTAATCTGTTGACATTCGTCTAACACGACACACTTGATTCCAACTCTGTCAAATTGACTTATGTCGAAACCAGAATTGACCACTTTACCAGACTTGAGAGTCCGTGACTTATGCACCAACATATCGTATCCGATGATGTAGTGCTTAAGGCCAGGAATCAGCCAATCCTTGGATGTATTGATGATCTGTGGAACATGCTCATCACCCATCCAATACAGAATTGCTGATGCTGTCTGATACTTCGTGCTGGACTTTACCAGCCACAGTGTAGGCAACAATTCAGCATGGTATTTCAACACGCCCATAGCCTGAATCGTTTTACCTAATCCCATTTCATCGAAACACGCGCCACCCTTACTAACTGATAGTGCAGCTTCGAGAAACTTCATTCCCTCGATCTGAAAATCGTACGGTCGCTTTCTGTTGCACTTGACACAAGTGTTTTTATTCCACTCATGTGTGCAATTGATGTCGCCACCCATCTGGAACTTATGAAACGGAGTTCCCTTTGGGATCTTCTTGAAAATGATGTGCCCGCACTCTAGTGTGATGAGCTTGACATCAGGTTGATCGTCAGACTTATTGACAATCAACTTTTCTGACACCATTTTAGCGACTTTACCGCACTTCTCACACTTGTCCTGTAGTCGAGTGATATTGTATTTCGGCGTGCGAATTACATGCTCGTCGAATGTTACTTCCACATCAGCCCCACTACGGATAGCATCGATAATCTGTGGACTGAGTGTAAGATTAGAACATGGGAGCGTGTTATCGCAACCAATTTCCTTAGCCTTATCAGACCATACATTATCGTGACCGTGGCCCGGACCCACTAGCGCGTGTGCCACTTCATGCCTGATTGTATTGATTAGATCAGGTGTCGGATGAATATCAACGTGATGCGCGGACAATATGATACATTTGTCCTTATACGAGCACAATCCCAAGAAATACGAATTGGGATTCTGATTGAGACGAATGGTCCAATCTGTCAGACCATGTTTATTCATCTCATCTCTGAGAAACTGTGACGCCTCTTGTCTAGTCATTACTTGACCGTCCTAATGTATTCGGCGGTCAAGTTATTCAGATGTACGCGCGCATCAGTATCCGAGATTACTCCAGCCTTGTAAGCTTGAATAATCATATCGACCTGTCTATTGTATTCTTGTTTAGTCATCTGTTAGTCTAACCTCTAGCTACTTGCCAGCAGTCGGTAGGCCCATAAGACCCGCCAAATGCTTAGCCGCCGCGTCATACGACATATTCCTGCTGATGACGATTGACTGCACACCACTAGCTGGAACTCCGTACTTTTTGCAGGCATCATTCAATTCTTGCTTATTGAACGACTTTTTGCCCTGCTTAGCTGGCTTAGTAGTTTTCTCTTTCTTGGTGATTGTAGTCGGACGATAATTAACGTCAAAATTCTTGAACTCTGCACGTCGCGCTTCAGTCTGTCTGGAGACTGACTGTTGCAATTCAGTCTGTAGAACTCGCTCAGCAATCTTCGAGTCGAAGATAACTTTCTGAATGTGTAGGAGACGTTTCTGAGTCTCTTTGGCATACGTGTATTCCTTGTCACTATCTGTGATGGAAACATCAGCCCAGATAGCACCACGAAGCTCAGTCAATGATACCGTCTGAGCATTGTAGATATCGGCCTTAACCTCAATCGTTGTATCAATCTTCTGACTAACTTCGATGATATGTTTGGCCGACTTGACTAGGGAATCTTCCTTTTTCGCGCATTCCTCACACATAGCCATATTACCGTGGCGAATGTAAAGCTGCACGTTTGTATTAGGGCAACATTCGCAGTCACCCTTGAGTGACTTGCCATTAGCATTAGCCATTATCTCACTCTCTTATTCTGTGACTTTACAGCCACCGTGACAGTTTTGATTTTCGTGGATGGAACACGCGGAACATGAACACGTCCAATGACGTGCCATGAACACATTCCAACACGCTCTGTCACGTTGTATGCCTGCGCCTGTGTTACAGAGTCGGGCATACGTCTAACACGTTTCTGCTTTTTGCAGACCTTACAGAAAAATCTTTTCATAGGGAATCTACCTGTTCCTTTCGGAATCAGTATCGGGACGATAGATTGTATTGATTGAGCCGATAATGATTCACGTCCTTTCGGAAACTACGTGATACTAATGATTATTGGGAAGTCACTAGGTCGGCAAATAGAGCCGACCCTTGATTGTCTCATGGCCCGGCGCGGCCGTCAAGCCCCAAGATGTGGGGGTGTCGGCGGCCGAAACCGACCCGACACCCCAAGATCTAGGAAACTGGGGCAAGCGCCCCACTTCTAATCATTCTCACTACATCTTATTCATAGCTATACGCCTTAACTGAATATTGTGCTCAATTTCAGCATCAGTGACTTCATGTAATTCTCTACCTGATTTATTAGCCAAGTATGTACGTACTTCCATCTTCTCAGGATCATAACTCTCTGGAATGACAATCCCTGATGGATTCGCGCATGTATCACACATTGGTCTATCATTCTGCATATTGTATTGATCAAGTATAAAATATTCCATACACCTGTTGCAGCGACTCATCTTTCCCTCAACCTGGCCTTCTACGTTGTGAGGCATATAATGAGTACAGTCCGGAAGTGCGCACGCCCACACTCCATTGATCTTGTTGATAACAGTTTTCCCCTGCGCGTGTGGATAGATCTTGATGTACTGATGTACGTGCTGACGCTTTTTCGACATCATACCCTCCAATAAGTGTCCACTTTAGTGAGCAGTGACCCCTCTCTCTGTCTCTCTGACCCCCCTATCCTAGCACGAAACCGCGGTCCTGTCAAGTGTCCACAAAATACTAATGTTTTCATACCTCTTAAAAAAAAAATAAAAAAACAAGAATAGATTATGATTATGGAAATCCAAGCATTTGGATGTGTCAACGTATTGACGCCCGTATGGGGGTATAGTGGTAGGGGAGGGAGAGAGGGAGAGGGGTAACTGTACATTAAAGTGAACACTAATTATTTACACAGGATCTACACAGGAGTCTTTGGGGGATGTTTTTACACAGCTTACACAGGACGTGTGGGGAGGGATCTTACACAGGTTACACAGGGGGTGGTCTGGGGGACAAAGGGGGCTATGCCCCCACCTCCTTCTGCTCGTGCTCGTGGGCGAAGTGAGCATCGTAATTGACGATGCGGTCTGCCTTGTAGCGCGCATGCTTCGGATTGACTCCGAGATACATCAGCCGCGCTGCCAGTTCATCGACCTTTTGTGCATTCGTTTTTTCCATGTGTCACGCTCCATGATTAGTTAGACGTTATCCAAGTCGAAGAAGTTCCCTCTGCCACCAGATGTCGATGGCAGAGGGAGTCAGACTACTCAGCCCACGACAGGCCGAGCGTTGTCGCCGCCAGTTCACGCGCTTCATCGTCCGTATACTTCTTAGACGACATCAGCACCTTGAACATTTCGCGGAGTCTCAGCTGCTCGTCATTGTCCAGCGTCGGCTTGACAATGCCTGCAGCGTCAAGTGCAACCTGCAGCGCCGCCGCACGCGCATTGTTCTGCGCCTCCACGTTGCGAACCTTCACCTGCTCCTCTTCGGACAGAGTGTTGTTCGCTGCCACAAGTTCCGCGTATCCGGTGTAGTTTGACCACTTGTAGTCATACGCAATCGGATTCGCCAGCTTCTGACCATACGCGGTCTTGGCTACTGAACTTCCAGTCTTGTTCTCCATGCTACCTCACCTCCTCTCGCTTCTCTAGATTAGACGTTTGACCGTCCCAGAAAGTTCCCTCGGCTATCGACCGTGGCCGACTGCCGGGTGTGTCTTGGTCTAGGCTTTCGAGGGTCTGGTTTGCTTGCGTGCCAGCCCGCTAATCACCTTCGACTTGATAAGGATACCACGGCTTGACCCTGCTGCAACATAAATCGACAGCATCAGCGAAAATAATTATCGGGGTCGCCATGTCGATTGTGCTTGACATCCGGCCGGGCGTGTGAGCGAGGGAGGGAGGGAGGTAGGGCAAGGTGTGTGACTGTCCACTATGTAGGACTGTCAAGTAAAAAAAAACTTATGAACATTTTATTTTTTTTTTTCTTGACATCAGCCCCCGTGTGTGGTAGGGGGGTATACCCCTGCAAGAATGGTGCCATCTACACTGCACACGGGGGCTTGCTAGCAATCACATTATAGTTTAGACATTAGAAATAAGGTACCATATTATGGTCCCATACATAGAGTAATACATAAGTAGCTCGCTCCGCTCGCACTGAGATTTTGATCAATCCAAACCCCGAACTCCTTTGGATTCAACAGGATGCGATCCACTTGACTTTCGGACGGATCCGTGCTACGATTCTCTCACGGAAGTGCTCCTAATAACATGGATTCATTATGCCTATTGGATTAGTTTCTGATGATCTCTTTCAACAGGAATTGGATCGTCTTTCAGGTAAGTCTAAAGCTAAGACTCCTGAGATTATTGATATCCCAACTAAAGGAAGATCTGATGGGGATGTTAATGTTCCAGATTCCTTACGACAAATAATTGGCGAAGAGGCAGTAATCAATGGTAGACAGGCTGCACTCGATCTTGCTAAAGACTTTGGTATCAGCCCCTCGTCAGTCTCAGCCTATACCAAGGGTGCAACAAGTACCACTACATACAATCAACCCAAGTCAGAAATTATTAAACACATTAACAAGTCGAGAGAAAGATCTATTAAGAAAGCTGGTAAAGTTCTTTCTGGAGCACTCAACGCAATCACACAAGATAAGCTAGACTATACTGATGCACGTGATCTATCAGCAATAGCCAAAGACATGGCAGTCATCATCAAGAATCTTGAACCTCAGAAGGAATCATCTGAGTCCGCGTCTAATCAGACCCCACAGTTCGTAATCTTCGCTCCTACCTTCCGTCAAGAGAATTCATTCGATACCATCACAGTCAATGAATGATTCCGGCGTGCGTGTGTCTACAACAGAGTCTCATCCATAATCAGAGTAAAGGAAGAAAACAATGTCCTCACGTATGGCAATTATCACGTTCTTAGATGGTGGTCCAGTAGATCCATCCTTCGGTGTGCCGGGATTCAGTGGCGGTAGACCAGACAATTCATTACCGGGTGGTGGTGTGAATTATCCATCACAGGGATTACCCGGTGGTGGTCACATCAGTCTGTTGCCAGTCTATCCATTCGATCCCACACTCAATCCAGATAATTCACTCCCCAATCAACCAGAGGCAGGGAATGACCTTCCACGTCCCGGTAAGAAGTATGTAGTCAAGTGGCTGGCATGTCAGGGACTTATTCTGGTTCCAGACAATTCACTTCCTGGATCGAGTGCGCGTCCAGACAATGAACTGCCTGAAACTGGTCAACCTAAGTAATTGAATCACAGGCCCTTGGCCTGCGCGTAACTACGTGTGGGGTCAGGGGCCTATGATAATCCGAGAGTATTTAGTTCAAAGAAAAGAGAAGAAGATGCCAGTATTAATTAAGCCTGAGCCATTCAGTCCAGTTTTACTGGCATCCGTTCCACTGCCAGTTACATCAGAACAGATTAACTACATACGTGAAATTCTTGACGTGGCATGTTCTGACAGTAGATTCGCAGACAAGGCATACGATGCAATTCGATTCGTCCTCACTGGTCAGACCACAGTCCCACCTGTAGTCACTAGTTTAAATCCAGCCACAGTCGTCATTGGTTCCCCTGCATTCGATATCCATGTGATGGGAACTGGATTCACGCCCGCGTCAGTCATTATGTTCGCAGGACTGGAAGAGCCGACTGTATTTGTAAGTGAGACTGAATTGACCACTGGCGTGAATATGCCTCTGTGGACTAATCCTGCTGATGTGCCTGTGGCTGTATTAAATGGTGGTGTGCTGAGTGACCCCATGACATTCAGTTTCACTTCAGTCGTTGTCTTGAGTACAGGTAAACAAGTAGTACCAGAAGAGAACAAGACTCCAGTCCATAAGACTTCAGTACAGGCAACAGTAAAGAAGTAAAATGACTCGGGTTCAAGCTACACCGAAAACTTACGCTGACAACTTAGCATCGATTGTAATCACATTTTCGACATTACCGACAGTAGGTAATTCGATTGTGGTTCCAATCGTTGCATGGGGTGGAACGGGATTTAATCCAAGTGGATGTACTGATAATAGAGGAAATACTTATCAACAAGCTGTTATCAGTACAAACTTTAATATCAAGGCAGTAGTTTATTACTGTTCTAAGGTTATTAATTCCACTGCACCGTTTACGATTACTGTCACTCCACTGACTAGTACTTACATGACAGGTAGTGCAATTGAATTCAGTGGTGAATTGGCAATCGATCAGATTAGTAGTGGCATTAGTCCTAGTCCAGACGCGGTTCCAACATCAGGTGCTACACCTCCATTAACGGCGGCAGAATCATTACTCATTGCTGCTGTTGGATGTAATACTAGTAAAGGTTCTATTATTGCTGAAGTTCTTACTCCCATATGGACACAGGAACTAGAGGAACTTAGCAATACGCACGCGGTCGGTGAGACTAATAGTCGCATCATCACTAATGCTGTAGGTGCTACGCCTAGTGGAAAGTGGACACTCAGTGCGGGAGATTCATGGGCGGCAGCTATTGCTGCATTCAAATCTCTTGTCAGTTCTGGTGGATCTACGGTCAATATGATAGTCTATTTATTGTCACCCGGTCCACAGTACAATATCAGTCAGAATGTGATATACGCACTCCCCGGCTCACCATGTAACATCGTTCTAGGGACTGCATGTGAACGGTCCTTACTATATGCTGGACCATTTACAGGATGGTCTGGAGGATATAATCCTGTCGGTGGATTCATTCGTTGTCTGACCGGATCGACGACGTATAAGGCAACGAAACTAAAGATGAAGGAATTATAGAGGTAACTCATGAAATTTCTTGTGACGATTATACTGGCACTCACACTATCAGGCTGTGATAAGATCTACATCAATCCAACTAATCCATCTGATCCCCCATCAGATAATGGAAGGGGATCTAATCCAGCGAGTCAGATTCAGTTCAGAGTCAATGGAAATGCCACATCCGTTAGGATTAGGTATTCGAATCCATTAGATGGGCTGACACAAGTTATCACTACACTTCCATACATCACTACACTCTCAACTAATGACTCATCAATGTTCCTGTCCATCGAAGCTACTCCACTATCATACGGTACGACTACGTTTCCATTCCTCTCTGCTCAGATCTTTGTGAATGGAATTCTGTTTAGGGAGGCGACCTCCAGTGATTTTACTGGAACTACAATCAGTGCATCAGGTAACTGGAGGAAATGATGGGTGCGAATAAGATGGCAGGCGCGGGCCAACAGATGGGTCAGGCTGCCGGTAGTATGGGTCAGGGTTTGATGGGAATGTATGGTGGTGGCAAACAGAAACCACAACCACAACAGGGACAGGCAGATCAGGCAGCACAAGGATTAGGCCCATCACCTAATGCGGGTAAGATGGGAATGTTAATGAATAAGCGTAATCAGATGCGTCAGGGTGGCATGGGTCAGCCTCAGATGGGTGGTCAGATGGGGCCTAAGATGGGTGGATTTGCTGGTGGATTAGGTGGAATTCTTGCGCGTAGACAACAGCAGCAGAATCCTATGGCATCACCTGAACAACAGCCCATCAATCCATACATGCAACAACCACAGGAACAGTTACAGGGAATGTCTGCACTGTATGGTACACAACAGCCGGAACAAGTTCCAGTTCCTCAGCCACAGATGGAATTAGGTGAAGGTGCTGAGATGGCACCACAGATGGCTGAGAATTATAGTAGACCAATGGCCCCGCGTATGAGATCATTCGGACGCGGACGGTAGTTCAGTGGATCGGAATCCTAATGAGTGGCGACCAGAACCCAAACAAGAACTCTTTCTCTCAGTCCCCACTTCAGTTAAAGAAGCGTTTTATGGGGGCGGAGCTGGTTCTGGAAAGTCCGATGTCTTATTACTGTATGGAATTGTCCATCGCTGGCATGAAAACCCACGTTTCAAGCAAGTATTCATGCGACGTACTTTTCCTGAACTTAGAAATGAAATCATTCCTAGATCTCGTGAACTCTATCGAAGATTCGGAGCCACACTAAATAAGACTGAGATGTGCTGGACGTTCCCCAGACCAGATCAATACGGTGGAACTGGTGGAGCTAACGAAGGATCAATGATCTTTTTAGGTCATTGCGAGAATGAAGATGATGTGCACAAATACGACTCAATGCAAATTAATCTTTTCACTCCCGACGAACTTACGTCGATCACTGAGTGGATCTATCTTTACATCGGGTTCCAACGTGTCCGCTCTCCTGTGCCAGAATTGCCCGCTATTATACGCGCAGCGGGAATGCCGGGAGGAATCGGACATACATGGACATACAAAAGATTCATTAAACCAGCCCCTAAAGGTGGTAAAATCATTGTGGGACGGGGAGGGAATAAAAGAATCTACATCCACTCCACCCTCGAAGATAACAGATACATTGATCCTACGTATCGGCAATCGCTGCAAGGCATAACTATTGAGGCTGAGCGGAAAGCCAAATTACTGGGTGATTGGGATGCGTATCAAGGTCAGGTATTCGACGAATTCAGGGACAGGAAATTCGATGACGAGCCAGCAAATGCAATCCATGTTGTCGAACCGTTTGAGATTCCTAGCTGGTGGCCTCGTATCGTAATAGGTGATTGGGGATTCGCTGCAATGACGTGGATCGGTTGGGTATGTATAAGTCCTGATAAAAGAATCTACATATACAGAGAACAGTACTGGGTAAAAACTAAAATAGCTGATTGGGCACCTCAAGTTAAAGCATTTATGAATCGTGAGAATCCCAGACTAGTTCGATTCTGCAAAAGTGCAGGACAGGATAGAGGTCAGGAACACACGATTCAACAACAGATTGAAGATGAACTCCAAACACCTGTAGAGTTAAGCAATAATACTCCGGGTAGTCGAATTGCAGGTAAGCTTTTAATTCATGAATATCTCAGGTGGCGTCCAAAGGTATTAAATGAATCAGAACTTCCTGCATATAATGAAGAATATGCAATGTGGATTATGAGAAATAGAGGGATGCAAGAATATAAATCCTATATGAACTCATTTAATCCTGAAGAACCTGAGAAGAATATTCCAAAATTACAAATCTTTAAAGGATGCGATGTATTAATTGAAGCCATTAAGGCTTGTAGTTACGATAAGCCCAAGGGTAATAAACCTGCTGAAGATATAAGTGAATTCGACGGAGACGACCCAATCGATGGACTACGTTACATTGTTGACGCAGCAGAAGGTTTCTTCGATGAAAGTAACCAAGAATTCAAAAAAATTCAGAAGCAGGAACAACTTTCACAACAGTTAAGCACATCACATGATTGGACAGCATACTACCGTAATTCTGCTAAATTAGATTCTGATACGAACGATGCAATTCAACCAGTAGGACGATATCACGGACGGAGATAATGGCTAAACCTAAACCTACTCATTGCACTGATTGTGGTAAGGATTTACAGTTAGATCCTGCTTATACTATTTGGCACGGAGTATCTACTATAAGAGGTCATTGTAAAACGTGTCATAATAAACGTCAATGTAAGGCAAATCTAATTAATCCTAATGGAGTCAGGGATGCCCAACTACGATACAGACTTGGCACAACACTAGAAAGATATAATGAATTACTTAAAGAACAGGGTGGAGTTTGTGCAATCTGTAAGCAGGTTTGTACAAGTGGTAGAGATTTGGCAGCAGATCATAATCATTTGACCGATGAGATTCGTGGACTTTTGTGTCATCGGTGTAATCGTGGTATTGGTCTCCTGAGAGAAGATCCAAATATCATCAACAGTGCGTATGAATATTTGTCGAGAACTACTTGGGATAAAGGCATGGATATGTTGGAAGTTGGAGTAAGACCATCTATTCTGAGTTTTCAACATGATTAAAGAATTGATGTACAAATGGTTCGGATTAGAAGAGTTGCCATGTAATACGTGCGAAGTTCTTCGTGCTCAACTCGATGAGAGTAATAGAGAACGTAGAGAACTTCTGAATCGGTTATTGGAACCTTCTAAATCCGAACCTCTTCCTCCTGTAAAAGAGGAGGAATTGAGGTCTATTCAGCCTGCGTTCATACCTTGGCGTGTGAAACAGCAAATACTCGAACAGGAAGATAGAAAATCTGCTGAACTAATGAAACAGAAGGTCAAGGAAATAGCCGAACTCGAACATGAATTGGGTGT